AAACAGGAATATGAGTTCCAGTTTGAACTGGCAGCAAACGAGGACACAGATTCCTCTGCGTTAAAATTTGTACCATACGACACATTTTACCTAGGAGGGTAATATGCCTATTATGATTAAAAAGCTGGGTCAAAAGGGCGGGCCAAAGGGCCAAGACAAAGTTGTCCCACCAAATAAAAAGAAACTCACCCCCATGCCCTTCAAGAAAAAACCCAAAAAGAAACCCATGAAAGCTGGCGGTATGATGAAAAAGAAGGGTTATGCTATGGGCGGTGCCATGAAGAAAAAAGGCATGTCCAAAGGCGGTAAACTTAAAATGGTTGAGAAAGATGGAAAGAAAGTTCCATTCTTTGCTGCTGACGGCAAGGGCAAAATGGCTGCTGGTGGTCGCATGAAGAAAAAAGGCATGAAAAAAGGTGGCATGATGAAGAAGGGCTACGCCAAAGGCGGCTCTGTAAAAGTTAAGTCAGGAGACACCCTGTCTCAGATTGCCAAGTCAAAAGGCCTTACTCTCAAGTCTTTGATGGCTGCAAATCCGGGAATTAAAAACGCCAATGAAATTCGCGTTGGACAAAGCATTAAGATGCCAACTGGTGGCGCAAAAACAAGGTCACAAATAGCATTTCAAAATGTCGATAAAAATCTAAACAGACGCGATAACGTTTATGCTGGAATGACAAAATCTTCTATGAAGGCACTGGCTGATGATACCACTGCGAAAAGGGCAAAGAAAGTTGTTGAAAGTAGTGGTGGAAAGAAAAGGATCAGAAGAAGAAAAGGTGCTGATCTTCCTGAGCAGGCAAATAAAAGAGCTAGGGTCACGACTCGTCTTAATCAGCTTGGTGAAATCAATAAACAGCGTAGAGCCGCAGATGCCGATAAAAAGCCGCGAAAGGTAAAACGCTCTCGCCCAGCAATCCCATCAAATGATATTGCCGCAAAGAAGGGCGGTGCCATGAAGAAAAAGGGCTACGCTATGGGTGGAATGATGAAGAAAAAGGGTATGGCTAGAGGCGGAATGATGAGAAAAAAAGGCATGTCTAAAGGTGGTGTAATGCGCGGCACTGGCGCAGCCACAAAAGGCAAGCGTTTTACAAGGGCAGGTTAATAAATGCCTAACGCGGTAGGAAAACACGCATATGGTATATGTGATAAAACAGGGTTCAGATACAAGCTATCTGACCTTGTTTTTGAAATAAGAAACGGAACCAGAACAGGTATGCGTGTTGGGAAAGATGTGGTTGACCATGATCACCCGCAAAACTTTATTGGCAGGGTGAGGGTTTCTGATGGTCAGTCACTTGCTAATGCAAGGCCAAACAGGCTGGAGCCTGATGTAATTAATCTTCTGCAAGACAATCCGTTTACGACTGGTGCTTCTGGCGGAGTAACAACAACCATAACGGTAACAGAGGTTAATCACGGAAGAGACACAGGTGACATTGTAAGGTTTAGAAATGTCGAGCCATTTGACGGCATAACTCAGGCGGTGATGGAGTTGTCCACTGGGTATTCTATAACAAAAGTATCAGATGATACTTATACCGTTTCTGTTTCTGGCGGTGCAACAACGGGATCTGTTTCTGGAGGCGGCTTTTTTGCAAGTGCTGGGCCAGTCACAGCTTTAGGGTAGTAAAATGTCTTTTACCTTTGGTGAGCTAAAAACCGCTATTCAATCTTATACCGATAACAGCGAGGCGACCTTTGTTGCCAATCTTTCAAACTTTATAAAAGCAGCAGAACAAAGAATATTCTCTAATGTTGATTTGGAGAACTTTAGAAAAAACGCTACTGGTGTAATGACCACAGGCAACCAATATTTAAGAACCCCCACAGATTTTTTAGCTCCATTTTCTTTGTTTATCACGACCTCTGGAAGTGAGGGCTTCCTTTTAGAAAAGGATGTTAACTTTATGAGGGAGGCATTTCCTGATGTGACATCAACAGGAAAGCCGCTGTATTATGGTTTCTTTGACTCATCCGTTACATCTGCAAGCGGTCTTGTAAATGCTAATTTTATATTGGGGCCAACCCCTAATGCGGATTACGCAGTTGAATTGCATTATTATTATAGGCCAAACAGCCTGACATCTTTGGCTGACACAGAGTACACATGGCTTAGTGAAAACTCTCCAAACTCTCTTTTGTATGGCTCTTTGATAGAGGCTTATATTTTTATGAAGGGTGAGCCTGATATAATTGCTTTATATGAATCTCGATTCGCAGAGAGTTTATCTAGGCTGAAAGACTTGGCAGAGGCCAGAGAAAACGCGGACGCTTACAGAGAGGGGCTTCCAGAAAGACCGAGGACATAGGGAGACAATGAAAGTAGCTATAGTAGGGCTTGGTAGCAGTTACGCTGATTACGTTTCTGCGAGAATAGCCTCACAACATTTTGACGAGGTTTGGGGAATAAACTGCATAGGAGCAATCATACACGTTGACAAAACATTTATGATGGATCCTGTGTCTAGGTTTTTGGATACAGAAAACGCGGGTACACAAACGGGTGTTGCCCGTGAATTTTTATCAAAAAACACAAAACCAGTTATCACTTGTCAACTGGACGATAGAATAAGTTACCTAGAACTTTTCCCGTTAAAGGAGGTGGCTACAGGCTTAGGCTTTTGTTATTTTAATAACACTGTGGCTTATGCTGTGGCATACGCAATATGGAGTAAGGTTAAGACCCTGTGTCTTTATGGTATAGACTATACTTACAAAAACGTCAGTATGGCAGAGTCTGGAAGGGCGTGTGTAGAGTTTTGGTTGGCGATAGCCGTCTCCAAAGGAATAAAAATAGAGGTGGCTCACAACTCAACACTTTTGGACACAAATGTTCCTGACAATGAAAAGTTGTACGGATATCACAGGTTAGATGATCCTCTTGTTCAGACAGTAAAAGATGGCTCACTGTTAATAACAAGACAATCAGAGTTTGATCCACCAGAGCCGCAAGATAATGAGCCAATAATATTTGGGAGACACGATAATGTTTAGTCCGGGAGAAATGGGTTTAGGGCCAGTCAATGTTATGACTTCAGACAGTGGAGGTCTTTCAAACGATCAAATTGCAGAAATGGCTACAAATAAGATTGTGTATGTTTCTGAAGGCTCTCCAGAGGAAATAAGGCTTCAAGCAGAAGCATTTAGGGACAGGGTTAGGAATCTCCTCCAATTCTATGTAGAGTTGGCGAGGAGGGAGGAACGTGCTACAATATGCGCTAAGGTTCGTGAAGCGGGTCAACTAGAATTAGCAGATGCTATAAGGAGAATATAATGGCAATTACGCAAGCGATGTGTACATCTTTCAAGAAAGAGCTAATGTTGGGTACACACAACTTTGCCACAAATGGCAATGCTTTCAAGCTGGCTCTTTTTGCAGAGAGCAGTGGCGGTAAGTCAAGCTCCACAGCTACTTTAGGTGCTACAACGACAGTGCTGGTAACAACTGGTGAGGTTGCGTCAAGCGGAACTTATGCTACTGGCGGCGGCACATTAACCAAGGTTGCCCCAAACACATCAGGAACAACAGCTTTTACAGATTTTGCTGACATAAGTTTTACCACAGCAACAATTACCGCTATGGGTGCTTTAATATACAATAGCACCAATAGCAACAAGGCCGTGGCTGTGTTGGATTTTGGATCAAATAAAACTTCAACATCAGGCACTTTCACTGTTCAGTTCCCCACAGCAGACGCGAGCAATGCGATCATTCGCATAGCTTAGTGGAGTAAACAGTGGCTAATATTACCGGATGGGGTAGAGGCGGTTGGGGCGAAGGGGCTTGGAATAACCCTATCGCTGTAGAGGTTACTGGTCTTTCTGCCACTGCATCACTTGGTACAGCAGTATCTGATACAGGCATCGTATTCGGTATTACTGGTGTTTCTGCAACAGCTAGTTTAAGTCAGTTTAGTCCTGACATTATTACAAAAACTGTAACAGTGGTGGGTGGTAATCCTAGCAATCACCCTTATTATAATGTTGGTTCTGCTAATAAATATGCAATAAACGGATCAACCGCGACTTCAGATGTTACTTTAGAATTAGTTGAAGGCAATACTTATAAGTTCGATCAAAGTGATTCATCTAACTCAGGTCATCCTTTAAGGTTTAGCGAAACACCCAATGGTACTCATGGCGGAGGTTCTCAGTATACAACAGGCGTAACAACAAGCGGCACTCCCGGTAGCTCTGGGGCATATACTCAAATTACAGTTGCCGTAGGCGCTCCTACTTTATATTATTATTGCACTAATCATAGTGCAATGGGGTGGCAGGCAAACACTCCAAGCATTTTAGAGTTTGCACAAGTGCTTACAGGGGTAGTGGGTACAGCGGCCTTGGGGACAGCCTCCTCTGCTGCTGCTGGGGCGATAGTTCCAGTGACTGGTGTTACGGCAACAAACTCTGTTGGTAACGGCACTTTTGTTTCTCCTCTTTCAATAGGAGCTAGTGTCACAGGTGTGTCGGCTACTGGCGGGGTTGGAGAAGAAATTTTTTGGCAGGAGATAACACCTTCACAAACACCAAACTGGTTAGATATAGCGGCGTAAGGACAGTAAAATGGCAAGCACCTATGTAAATGATTTAAGACTTAACGAGCTGGGTACTGGCGATGGTTCTGGTACTTGGGGAACAACCACTAACACAAACCTTGAGCTTATTGCTGAAGCGTTAAGTTATGGCACAGAGGCCATAACCACAAATGCTGATACTCATGCCAGTGCTATAGCAGATGGGTCAACTGATCCCGCCAGATCAATGTATATTAAATACACTGGCGCGTTAGACTCAGATTGCACCATAACCATTTCGCCAAACACAATAAGCCGCGTTCATTTTATAGAAAACGCCACCACAGATAGCGGAAGCTCTGGCCCTTACAACATCATAATAAGTCAGGGTTCTGGCTCAAATGTCACCATAGGAAACGGGAAGGTGTCTGCGGTTTACCTAGATGGAGCAGGAAGTGGTGCGGCAGTTGTTGATGCATTTACCGATCTTTCGATAGCAGGTGATTTTTCGGTTGCTGGCACCTTGCTTCCGTCAGGAGATACATCTGCTGGTGATGCGGCAGCGATAGGGTATACATCTGCGCTAGGTGTTATTGTTACTGGTCAAGGATCTACAAATGACATCACATTAGTCAACGATGCTGACGCAACTGTATTAGCGGTTCCTACAGGCACAACAAATGTGGATATTGTAGGCGTGGCTACAGCAGAGACTTTTGAGCCTGATGGAGACACTGCCGCTGGCGATAATGCGGCGATTGGATACACCGCAGCAGAAGGCATTATTGTTACTGGTCAGGGTAGCACTAATGACGTAACTATAAAAAATGATGCAGACGCAGATGTTCTTGTTGTTCCGACTGGTACAACAAATGTGGATATTGTTGGGGTTGCCACAGCGGCTACATTTGAGCCAGATGGTGACACCTCTGCTGGAGATAGCGCGGCAATTGGTTTTACTGCTGCTGAGGGATTGATTCTCACTGGTCAGGGTTCGGGTACAGATGTAACAATCAAAAATGACGCTGATGCAACTGTTGCCTCAATAGCTACTGGAACAACTATCTTTACGATAAATGATGATATCGGAGTTAGTGGCAGGGCTGTGGGGCATGTCACAACTGACAACGATGGCAGCTTTGACCTTGCTGTTGGTAACGATTTTCAATGCACACCTAGCGGTAACTTTACGTTGACATTCACAAATGCAGCTGCTGGTCAGTCTGGCAATATTTTATTGATTAACTCTGGTGGTCACACAGTATCAGCCCATGCTGACGTAGCAATCAACGCTACGGCTCTAACAGCAATCACAACGGCTGGCACATATCACCTTGCTTACTATTGCAGCGCAGCGTCAGGTAACAATACCATAGCTGTGTCAGCATCTGGAGCTTTAACCTAATGAGTTTGATTAAGGGCAATCACGCAGGACTAGGAGGAGCAGGTGCGCCGGGCGGTGCGCTAGGTTCGTTTTATAGTCACACCATTAATCAGTCTTTGCGTTACAACAGCGCAGACACACTTGCAATGAAACGCACCCCATCCTCTGCGGGAAATAGACAAACTTGGTCTGTTTCTATGTGGCTAAAGCGTGGAAAACTTGGCGTTAGTCAGGTGCAGTTATTGGAAGCAGGTTCATCTGGCGGCTATTCTAGCCGTTTGTTTTGGTATTTTGACAGTAACGATAAACTGGTTCTTTCATCTGGTGATGTTAACTACGATGGTGGCAATCAAGTTTTTCGTGATGTTGGGTCTTGGTATCATATCCTAATACGTTGCACTGGCGGTTCTGTAACCCATCACGTTAATGGATTGTTGGATAAAACAACATCACTTTCTGGTGACACAGCCATCAATAGCACAGTCCAACACGGTTTTGGCACAAGAGGCGCATCAGGTGCGGGTGATGAGTTTGATGGTTACATGGCACAATATGCGTTATTTGATGGAACTGCATATACTTATGACCAAGTAACAGAAACAAAAGATGGTATTTTAATTCCTAAAAATTTGTCATCATTGTCATTTGGCACAAACGGATTTTTATTGGATTTTGCGAACAGCGGCGCAGTTGGCACAGATGCCGTTGGTTCAAATGATATGGATACGGTGTCTGGCTTTGTTGCCAGCGATGTCGTGCCAGACAGCCCATCAGGAAATAACTTTGCTACAATGAACCCGCTGATGATTGGCGATGCTCGTGTACACTCAA